CCATGGGAAGTCAAATGGGAAGATTGGTACTCTCTCTGATGCAATTACTGCAAAGCTCTTAATCACTACCTGTTGCCATATATCCCTTTCTAGGAACGAATGGGTTTTGTAGTTAGGATCGAGCTCTATCATCTCAGCTATGTAGCGAGGTGTAACCATCAGATTGAATGAGAGATCCCATTCTTCATTTGGCATCGAATTATTATATTGATCAAATTCTTCTGGCTCGATTATCGACCTTAAATCATAGCCTGAAATTACTTTGGCATCGCCCGCCCTATTTGAGCGGTCAATCAATACATCAAGGGCGCCTTCTTGGATCATTACCCATGGATTGAATACCGCTATGAATTGGGCATTGGTTTCATGCAGTGCAAAATCCATGCCCGCCTGCACATACTCTGAGTATGTGGCATTACGCTTTACTGGAATGTTCTTAGTATTATTACCCTTGCTCATCTTCAAAAGTATATTTGTCACCGATGAAGGATCAGCGGCATCGTGAGGTAGGGATTCCGGGTGGGCTACAAAGATTATCAGCAGCTGGTGAATGCTTGAATATAATCTGTTGAGTGTCATCTTCAGCACTTCGCCGTTCACTGGATTGTCGGGAACGTCTCCCCAGAATCCATACAAAGGAACTATCACCGCGACTACCGTTTTAGCAGTCACGTTCATGAAATCCTTTATTGTTCTGTCTATTTGTTGTTCCATAGTTGTGTTTTAATTATAACCACTTATCGCCATGATCAAGTGTCCAATCGATCGTTGATTTTAAGGAAGTATCAAAATCGACAGGGTAAATAAATCCTTCGGATATTAGAAGATCTCCATTCAGTGCGTATCGGAGATCATGCCCAGGACGACTGGAGTGCCAAGACACTAATTCGTAATCCAATTCTTTTGCTTGCTCGCCTTTTTTCACAAGCCACTCATTCACATATTTAGTAATAAGCTTCGCAAAATCTAAATTATCCATCTCCACTGGACTTACAACATTATATCTTCCTTGCGTTGCTGAACCATCTAACACTTTACCATTCTGCAATATCCAGATCGTAGCCGCAGATATATTTCTTGCGTGCAGATAGAATCGTTTACCAGCTTGGGTCTTCTCTTTATTAGCATGCACTAACAGCTTTTCACCTTTTAAGACTTTGTTTATTACTAATGGCAGGTACTTTTCTGCATCTTGTCTTTGACCAATTATATTTTCGCAGTTAGTAATCACACTTGGAATCCTATAAGTATTTGCATAAGAGATAACCGCCATCTCCGCTGCTGCCTTAGCTGCCGCATACGGATTATTAGGATTTTGCCTATCCCATTCACTATAGCCTTCAACCATATCAAAGGGTGCCGGACCATATACTTCATCGGTAGAGAAGTAAAGGAATTTAGGTTGAAAAATTTTACCTTCATTAACGTGTACATCATGACCATAATACAATCCACCGTGTCTGGCATATTCCAATAGATTCACTGTGCCTATTGTATTATCCATGAAAAAACTCATTGGATCTTCAATGCTTCGATCCACATGTGAACCTGCTGCAAGGTGGGCAATGTAATCGAATGGCCCGTCTAATTGCTTTATGATCTGTTCATTGAGTTCTGCCTTGAGATCCCAGAATACAAACTTAACTCTCGTACGATCTATCCCAGAAGTATTGTCTAGGATGTCCGCTAACCTATTTGGATTTCCTGCAGCATCAAAACGATCAAGCGTTGTAATCTGCCAATCAGTATTCTTTAGCAGATGTTCAATCAGATGACCACCTACGAATCCACACCCCCCGGTGACTAGAATTTTTTTACTTTTTGTAGTTTCCATAGTTTTCAGTTTTAATGTGACAATCCTTACAAAATGTTAAACCATTATTTATATTCCTTGCCTTCTTTGTCTGTGATCATATTGTTATTCCTAACTCTTTACAGTTTTTCTGCCAATCTTTGAGCTCCAATAATTTTTGCTCATAATCAGCGATTAAGTGAGTTATGTGGGTTTTAGAATCTTCACAAAAACAAGCGGCAAAGTAACTAGCAAATTTCAGGGCTTCTCGGGTTTTGATTAACTCATCAAAGTATTTCTGCTCTAGCAATGGATTAGGCATATCACCATTTATGTGAGGCTTTATACCAAGCATAAGATCTTCCAAGCTTTTCTTTTCTGCAGTTCTTACTACCTCAAATTCACCATATGTGACTACTGTGAAAAGTCTAAGCATTAAACTTAACTGTTCTTTTGGTATATTTGTATATACCAAATCTTCCATGTACCCCCCACTTAAATCAATTAGCGCTTTCATTTTGTTTGGTTATTTTAATGCTATTACTTTCATCATTGTATGGATGTTCAAACTTCTCTTCACCTGGTACTCCGCCCCACTTCTTTACATAATTCGCACGTGCATTTTCAAACATGCCACCTGGCACTAGAGGCTGACCATTCTCTGCCGCTTCGTTCTGTGTCTTTGATCCGTAGTGATAGAACATCGCTGGAGGATAAACTATTGCTATGGCACCGATCAAATTCATGCGCCTGTGATAATCGTTGTCTTCAAAATAGGCCGGAAAGAATACCTCATCGAACTCTCCTATTGTCTCCCATGCTTCCTTGTTGATCATGAACGCCGAGAAGTTTGGATGTGGTGCTTCTTCTACCTGCTCCTTCTCATTAGCCGAGAGTGTACTTATAAGGCTTGGCAGAAGCCCTACCTGCTGCATCTCGCCTCGTACATCGAGGCAGGTGACCATTGCAGCCTCTCCAGCCGAAAGACGCTTTACAAGCCTCCATATGGCCTCAGGATGCAGAACGATGTCATTGTTGCAGACTAAAATGGCATCTGCTCCGTGTTCTATGCCATAAGCTACTCCAAAGTTCACTGATCGCTGGAAACCCCAGCGCTCATCGTTCCTGTGGTAATAGACCAGATCAGCGTTCAATTTCGATGCTTCGCTCTTAGTTTCATCAGTTGAATCGTTATCGATCAGAGTTATGTGACAATCCACGCCGTGAGACTTAGCCCGGACCATGGCTTCCATAACCGAATCAATGGCTGGTTTAGTGTATTTCAAATAAAGGTTTATACAAGGTACAACTATTTCGATGCGCATAATGTTTTTATAAATATTAATTCAAATTCTTCTTCTCGATTGAAAGTTTTTCTATGGCATAAAGTGCATAAGGTAATGCCATTAGATAACTCAAAAGCAATTTCTAAATTTTTAGATAGTTTTTTTATATGATGCGGTTCTAAGTCCCCTCCATGTCTAAAACAATATTGGCACGTAAAGTTATCTCTTTTATAGACTGCTTCTCTCCAAAGTTTCCACTCCACACTATTTTTCAATCTTGCAACTAATGCTGTTTTACCACCTTTCCAGAAATTAGATTTAGAACCTTTCCGAAGTTCGCTCATTTTTTTACGTTGTTCATCCGTAAGAATACGTCTTCTATTGGCTTCTGCTACCGCTTGGCGAACCTTCAGTGATTTAGGTTTGCCTTTCAAGGCTTCTGATATCTTCCGTTTTCTTTCTTCTGAAAAATGTTTACCGAATCCCCAATGTAACTTCCCTTTTCTACCATCACTTAACTTCTTTTTAGATTCTTCTGAGTGATGTTTACCTTTCATCCAAGGTATTTGTCCTTTTGTAAAACTACCTGAATTTGCATGTTTCATGCACTAATAATACCACAGGTTGATAATCGGGACTAATCATTCATGCACGCCCATACAAGAGAACCAACCCAGCCGAGTATCGTCCATCCCAATAAAAAGTTAAGTACTAGAATCGCCGCGGCTTGTTTTTTATGTCTGTATCCAGCGATGATTGCTGGGATGAAATAAACTATCCAGCAGACTAACAAAAGTATTATTCCTATAAATGCCATATATTTTTAATTAATAGCCATCCGGATGGGTAGCCAGTTTGTCTTCAGTGGCAACGATCGCCGGGATTCCAACTAGGAATCCTTTATTTTTCATCATACCTACATACTCCGTATCTTCACCGTTACCGCCTTTGGTATCGCATGGTCCGTGTTCTGGAAGCATGCCGACTATTTCCATAGCTTCCTTTGGTACTAACCATCCGACTGCCGGCACGTTGTCCATCTCTTTGAAGGTAGCTGTCTGTACTCCGCTTGCTACAAACCCATGAGCTGTATGTCGCCAGACTCCTAGAATTCCTATGCCTGATTGAGAGTGATAGACATTAAATAATGTGTGATAAAAGTCTGGCTGATAAATAACATCATTGTTGGTCATAAATACGAATGGTGCCCGGGACAGACCTATGGCGCTATTTACAGCCGCAGCCCAACCTTTGTTCTCTGGTAATTGCACAATGAATGCTCTCCACTGTTTCTTCATATCATCAAGGAAAGCTGCTACACCGTTTTCTGTTGAAGCATTGTCTACGATAATGAATCGCTCACAAGCATTGATTGCTCCGGACTCCCAGAGCGAAGCCACTGTGCGCTTTAGGTAATCTAGGCGATTCCATGAGACTAAAATTATGTCGAATCGTTCCATCATATAATTTTCTTATAAGGATTTTCTTTGTTTTCAAATTTCTTTATCCAATTACAGTTAGCACAAAGTATTTGGAATTCCTTACTACCAGCGAGTATTCTACTCAATATTTTTTTATAATAACCTAACCCACTAGTAGCCCTATTCTCTTTTCTTCCTCCGCCGTTCACATGATCTATTTGTAGAGCTCTAATATCTATAAAACCACAACGTACACATTTTAATCCAAGCACTTCCAATATTGAATGTCTGTGTTCCTGTAAAGCATTATTACTATATTTATTTTGCTTAATTCGAATGACTGCCCTGTTCTTCCAATAATAAGCAATTCTTCTCTTTTTTCTTCTTTCAGCAGCTTCCTTACTTTCCATATTTCTCCCATGCTTTGTTCCACCATTTGATTGCTGGAAGTGTAGCCCTTAGCATTATTTGATTCTGTGAGTATGCTCCTAGTCTTCTATATAAATATTGATATGTTATTTCTGGTGCATATACGGACATGAAAGCTGTGACCAAATCTACCTCATCCAAAAACTCTTCTTCCTGTTTATACATTCCAGCTTCTTCTTTGGCATCGGCTTTAGCATCCACTTTGGTCATATGGTCTACTATCGGCCATCCATATGTTGTGCCTCTGTGTAGGATCTGATTAAACTTTTGGAATATATATCCACCCCAGATGTCATCGATACGCTTGAACTTATCTTTGCCTAGACTAAAGTTTGGTATAAATAGAAATCCTGGCAATGCTTCCCGGGTCAATGCAAAGTTCATTCCGGACAGTGGTATTGGTGCTGCGGCTACACGATTCACCGGAGTACACTCTGTTGGTTCATGTGGACTACGATCCGCGCCATTGAGATCCAGTGTCCTATCCCATAGTCCCATATTGCAAACAGTCTTCCAGTTGCGCATGTGATAAGGAAAGCCTCTTGGATAGAATCCAGTACCAGCAATTGGATTGTCCCAACCATAAGAATTCTCTTGATTCAGTCCTGTGGTGTGTGCGGTAACGAAACCTTTTGGCACTACGCAGTCGCTGTCCAATCCTATAACAAAATCATAGCCCTCTTTGTAAGCAACCAGATGACCAAACACACGGCATGCTGAGCATTTGTGAAATAGTTTAGCGAAGTCTTTATACAGTGGTCCGAGGAAAGCTTTTTGTTTATCGTAGTCGTAAATCATCCAGTCTTTTGGTAATTCTCCTAATTTACCGTTGCTGTCATCCACGATCAGCACGTCTGCTTGGCCAAGCTCAGTTTCTCTGCGCAAGGCATCCACCCATTGTTTCGTTAGTGGTATATGCGCGGGAACTACAATTAGTGTTTTCATACGTGTATTGGAATAAAATGTTTAATGTCTCGATACTCATTTAACCATTGGCGTTCAGCTTCTTTATAAACCGTGGCATCCCAATTGACGTCTGCTTCTGTCGGTGTATTATCTCTGGAAATTATATCTAAGTTATAAACAAATGGCGTTTCGTGATTCACAGCCCATTCTCTTGCAGCCTTATGATAAGCGTTCTCTTGATTCACAGTCTGGCCTGAGATGTGATCGCAGCCTATTCCTAGCACGCCAACCTCATATCCTTTTTCCTGTACCTCACATGATAAGAGTCTGTCGTAAAAATGATGCAATGGAAAGTCCGGGCGCTGTTCTATCTGTTCTAAAACCTCACGTCTGAATATCATTGCGCAACCGTCCACTACTGCCGCCTTTGTATACCCTGAGTTACGTTTGCCATGTGCTTCTGCGGGACTGCCGTGCCATGCTTTTCGCCCTCCGTTAGCTAAATTTCGCGCTGTCATTGCTCCTTGGAAGTTTGAGGTAGTGCCGAGTCCACGACCGCCTGAGGCATCTATTTCATCTGATCCGATAAACCCTAGCAACCCTAGCTTAGGATTCTTCTCGAACTCGGCGAGCACTCTTGTATCCCAACCTTTCTCGGTCAAAATTAAATCGCTATGAAAAAACGCTAAAACATCTGCATCAGTATGTTTTAGCGCTTCCCAGAACGTTGGATATACTCCAATGTTATGGTCTAGTCTTACTATTTGAATATTTGAAACTTCTTCATATGTGCCTTCAGTATTAATCCTTGTCTCGGCAACATCTTTCTTATATGTAAACGGTTCATCCGAGGCGTTGTCTAACACAATTACATCTGCAGGTTTATCTAAATAGTTGATAGCAAAATCAAGGGTTGTCCTTGAGATATCAAACTGATTGAGCACCGGAACGATTACTGCTAATTTCATTTTGGTTATTTTTTACAGATATGTCGATCTTTTGTGTATATTATTTTTCGGTAAAATATTCTTACAAAATAAATTCAAATCTAACCACTTATAGGAAGTGTTTTTTAGACTTCCATAATAGAGATTAAATCCATCTATGTATATGTTTGTCCGCATTTTTGTTTCCAGATAAAGCAGAAGCCCCTTATTCAGGAGCTTCGCACCCTACCATCGAAATGATAGAGGGGTTGTGCTTTAATAATAGCATAGCTATTTCTCCTGTCAAATTGGATTCAGAATCTTATTAAATATTTCATGGCATTGTGTACAAAAAGCTAGACCATTACCGCAATCATTGATCTTGGGTTTTTCTTCCTCATGATTCTGATGCCCTGTCATGCACTTATTATTACTTAATATATTTTATTGTACAAGGGATGTGGATATCTTAGGTGTACTTCGTACACATTTTTTTATATTCTACCTCGCTCATGGTCTTCCAAGGTGTACCTTTCTTTACCGCAAACTTCAAACTTCTGTCTGGAAAGTATCTGCCGGGATTGTTTACAAACGATTCAAGAATAATTCCACGTTCGCTAGTGCGGGGAATAACAGTCTTAGTCTTATCGAAGCCATTGTAAACTACTACTTTCTTGCCTTCTATCTTAACCTCTATAGTTTTCTTCATTTATCTTCTGGTTTTCTGAAGGCTCCGACCATGCGGTCAAAGTTACTTCGTTGATATTCTTGTTCACGGATCATCGCCACATCCGCTTCTCGTTCAAATACCATACGCTGTTCTACTGTTTTTACCGGTGGTGAGTCTTTTATCGTAGACATCGCCGATCTAGGGAATGCTATGCGATCACCCATCAGTTTGCGTATCTCCGAGTATGCGAACCACAGCGCCATGAGATCGTCACCTGTGTGCCCATCTGGGAACGCTCGCATTGAGTTTGCCAGTTGTGTCGCCAGCATTACCGTTCGGGGATCTGTTGCATCTGAGGGAATAACCAGCTGTCCGTTTTCTAGAATTATAGCCAGTGAGTTGATACCAATCTCCGGATCAAACTTTTCACCACCTGTTGAGTACGCCGTTATCGGTACGCCGTCATCTCGCAAGTCCATCGATAGGGACATCTGGTAGCTGTTTGATTCAACCCTGATTGATGGAATCTGGTGCGATGCCCATGCAGTTTTTGCTATCTGTCTTTGTTCGCGAGGTGTGTAGTGACCCTTGTGTATCTGTCTGAGAATGTAATCGCCATCATCCACACCCTCATAGCCGTGCCTTATCAGATCTAGGTATACCAAAGCAGTATCATCGTGCTGCTCTTCTTGGCCTATAGCTAAGTCCATTCCCGCTGCAGACATCTCAATGAAGTTCTTTTCGTGCGGTTGATCTTGGAATCTTAACTTTGCGCCTTTCTTAAGCGCGCGCTCGATCCATGCATCTTTGATTACTTGGTCCGGTCTGTCTGACGGATCGCATTGGTACATGCGTGCAAAGACATACGGATTTAGCAACCTAGTGAGGTAGAGTTTTTGGTATGGGTGTCTCTCAGGCCATAAGACCTTTGTGCCTTCGTCCATAACCGCTCTATTTGCCTCATAGAACGTATCTGCCTGAGCGAAGCGCTCTTTGGGTGGTACGGTTATATTCAGCATCAATGCTCCCCATTTTTGCCACATCTCAGTGTTTGTAGCATCGGATATGATAGCGCCGTGTCTCTTTTGTACGATAAACCGTGGATCTCTCATGAACCGCGAGACAATATCATCTTGGTGCCACGTATTGCCGAGGTAGATCATTGTGCCGCCCGGGACTAAAACTGGCAGTACTGTGGTTTCTACCCAATCGACAACCTTTTGGCGTTGGTCTTCAGTCATGGAGTTTTGTTGATCTACCACATCATCCATGATAATTATGTCTGCACGTCTTGAAAGGATCTGCCCAAACAAACCAGTTGCAGCTATGGTTGGATCTTTAAGACTTACGTCATCACGATCTATGGTTATTGATTTGCCGGACCAATCTTCTATTTGTCTGGTGTTACCTTTGAACCTTGGTTTTACTCCTTCGCCTGTTGGATCTATAGATTTGGCAAAGGCTTTGTACTTATCATTGAAGTTAATGTTTGAAACTATAGCCGACAAAAATGATTCTGCTATTCCGGCTGTGCGTGAAATTATCAAAATGCGAAGGTTATGATCCTTGGCTATGCGCCACAATGGATAACCAATTGAGAGGTGGGTACTCTTCCCATGATCTCTTGGATATGTAAATACTGCTAGAAACTGTTTGATCATCTTAAATGCTGGGGATGTCTCATCAAACTTCTGACTTATATCATCATCCAATTCATCATGGAATGGTTGGTTGTCTAAGCCCATAATATCCCTGATAAATATGCGAAAGTAATCCCGGCATATTCCCACCATGGTATTTATACTATTCGGTTTTACTTTGACTGTCTCCATCTTCAATCTGGTCTATTAATTCTGCTGCCTGCTTTGACACTATCATGTTTCCCTCAGCGTCTAGGAATGCTTCGGCTGTTAGTCTTACCGCTGCGCCTGCGGGTGCAAGGTTGCCTGCAAATGGATCGTATACATTTGGCTCTTGGCGGAGTAGATATCTCTCGCGCAACTGTGCATTTTCAGGCTTCATTAGGTCAAGAGTGTATCCGTCTTTAACTACACCTGTTAGAGCACTCTCGATTCTAGCCTTTAAGCTAGCAAACGAAGGATGTATTTTACAGAAATAAACGTATTGATCATACGAAATTCTAGCGTTAATACAGGCTTGTTTGACATTTCGCCTAGTTTTGAAAGCTTTTATTAGCGTTTCCACTTTCCTTTGTCCATTACGTCCATTCCACCAAGACGGCCAAGAGGCATTTACATTGCGTAAAACTTTGAATGGCTCATAGAAAACTTCATCGTCTATTTCGTAGTCGGTTTCGTATGACAAAGCTAATTGTTTTGATTCATCCATATATTTACTTCCTTAGTCGCCCTATCATTCCAGTCAGTAACACTGGGGGCACTCCCACCCATGTCGGGCGTCATGATAAGGCGGTTAAGAAAACAAATAATTATTTACTCACGGCTGGATCAGTCATCGGTTTGACACCTTTATCACCCAAGTAGGACGTAACCTATATCAGGCTTCCGCTATAGCTGACCGAGAGGGTGCTTGCGCACCTACTGACCCAACCGTCAACAAACAATTAGTGCGATGCTACATAGAATGCATAAAATATAAAAGCTATTAGTATTATAACTACAATTACTGCTTCTGTGTTAGAGAGTATCATGCTTTTCAATCTGCCCTATAGTTTCACTAAGCCAAAACAAGAAATCAGCGGGAGCAAGTGGAGAGTTATCGAACTTCTTATAAATATCCTTATAAACCTCTAATCTCTCCTCTCTTTTGGCTTGCTGGATTTGGTTGCGTATGAAATCATGAAACACTACATCAAATTTTTCTTCCCAGTCTTCGCTCTTTGGTATTATCTGTGATAGTAATTCAGGATTCAATTTAGAGTTAAAAGCTACTCCATTTAATGTTTTCTCCCAATTCTTTTCTATATCACTTGCTTTGAAGTCGCTCTTTGGTTGAACTTTAGATTCAAATTTAGCACAAGAACACAAAACCTGTCTGAAATTAATATATTTTTGGCAACCACAATCTATTTCGTTACTATGTAGCTCTTCTTCATGTCCGCACTTACATATTTCGTTCATAGGTTTTTGAGTTTAGCGAGTTTAGGATTTATTCATTATTCCTGCTCCACCATGAGAACAGGGTGCTGGTATTGTGTGTCCGTCCCAGAACCATAGGAAGGATTGAAGCCATTTAGGTTTCATTCCTTTCTCCTTAAATAGGCAATCATTCGTAGCATAGGTGCTGAAGGGTCTATGTCTTCGGTCATGTCGTATTTATTATAGGCCGCTTCAATTTTATCTAAAACTGCTAGTCTTTCAGCTCGGATTTGGTTGCGAATGAAGTCTTTAACAACATGATAATGATTTACGTTCCAAGAATCATCATTGAAGAAATCTCGTGCAAATTCTTCTTCCCAATCGCTCTTTGGTTGAACTTTAGATTCAAATTTAGCACAAGAACACAAAACCTGTCTGAAATTAATATATTTTTGGCAACCACAATCTATTTCGTTACTATGTAGCTCTTCTTCATGTCCGCATTTGCAAGTTTCACTCTTTGGTTTCTTAGTGTTCATCGGAGTTCCTTCTGTTATTTGGGTTCATGGTTAATCCTTTCAATGGGCAAAGTTCTAGTAATCGAATTATTGAACCTCTTAACTTTCACGTTTACTTTCGCTAAAACAACATCACAATCGTCGAAAGCAATATCTATATCCATGTCGGCTTTCTTTGCCCTGTACTCATCAGGACGTAGACCGAATTTATCGCCCCACATACGAGCATAATCTTCACCACCACCAGACCAGATAATCATGTAATGACCCTGCTTCTGAAACCAGTTATAAATAGCAATGGTATCGTAGTTAGGAATATCTCGACCTGAATCCCAGTCTTGACCCTCCGGTGGAATGATTAGTGTATCGTCTACATCAAAAGCAATCTTCATAGTAATTCTTTTAATGATTCAGAGATTATTTTTATAACTTCTTCTGCTTGCTGGTCGCTATGAGGGTAACCGTCAAAGTCGTATAGAGTTTCTTCTAACTGTTCTTTTTTAACTTCTAACTTTTTAATCGCATCTCTAATAGCGGCGGAGTAGGCTTCTTTATAGGGTAATAGTTCTATTTCGTTCATACTTCTTTCCTATTTAATGTTTGTTCACTGTTATTATTTGGCATGGTTATTTAATTAGTTTTGGATTTTCCCACACGTTACCGATTACTTCTAATTCTTTCAAATCATCTCTGTCGTGCGTTTCTAACATAAAACCAATTCCTGCACACCCGTCTTCGTAAGTCTGCATTGTAAATTCTTCTATTTTTACTTCTTTCTTCTGCTTCCACTTGTCTAAAATTATATCTCCCTCGTAAATCTCTACTCCTTTAGAGTCTAAGAGTCCTGTAAAAGCCATAAACTCTAATTCTCGTCTTTCTCGCATGCTATCGAAGTTGAATGCAGATAAGTCCTCACGAGAAGTTCCGTACTCGCTATTGTAGTTGTTCAGAAGATGACCCAACGTGAATGGCTCGAGCATTTTCTTTTCTTCTGTATCCCAAACACGAAACTTTATTTCTCTATTCATCTCTATGTTTATTTAATAAGTTAATAACTTGCTGACGGTATTGGTTATAGCCGTTCCTTTGCGAGTTGAATAATTTTTCTGTTTCAGCAGCACCGTAGGCGTGCTTCATAGCTTCCCATTCTTCTGGAGTACACATTTTACGTTCATCTTCTATTCTTTTCGGCAACTCCTCCTCCAGCTTATTTAACAGCTCTAGTTTTTGGGTTTGGAGGGTGGAGCGGATGAAGTCCTTTATTTCTTCAAAGTCAGGTTCATCGTAAATTTCGTGCTTCTCATATAACTTTTCAAACCGCTCTTCCCAGGTTTGGTTATTGTTTGTCATGTGACGCACGAAACGGTCATCGCTGCTGAAGTCGATGCCGAGCCAACGGAAGTCCAACACCCAACGCTCTCCATACCAGTAGAAGAAAGCCACGTGGCCGTAACCGTCGTCGTCCTGCAAATACTTTGGAAATATCAGATAATACTTTCGCCATTCTTCGGGAATCTGGTCCTGATGTGCAAGCAGATAATCAGCATCTTCTTTACCTGAAGTAATACCTAGTTTATCTGCTTTTTCCAGCATCTCTTTACCTGAAACGTACCCTGATTCACATATTTTTGTTAGTTCGTAGTTCATAGGTTTTTGAGTTTAGCGAGATTATCGAGGATTTCTTTTCGCCATTGGTTCTTTGAAATAGCTGTATTCATTCGTACCAGAATTTCCTTTCCATCCTCATCGTAATCAAGTTCTTGTTCAAGTTCTAAATCTGGTACACACTTCTCCGCCTTTGCAATTCCTGCTTTCTCTCCGAGAGCAAATGCTTCATCTATTCCTTCCATTGCTAATCTGCGGGCTTCTCCTATCGCCTTGCCTCGGTATTTGTCCTTCAAAGTTTCCAGCTCGCTATCGTTTGTTTGGGTCATGGTTATTTCTTAGTTTCTACAGTACAGATTGTGTCGTTTTTACTTCCACCGTGAGGAACAAGGAGTATGCGTTGCATTTCAAAACCTCTATTTATTCCAAGCCCCATACTAGTCCAACCAAAACAGATTACTTTCCCATTCGGTTTTAATATTCTTGCAGCCTCATCTTTTATAGTTGAAGTCCATCCAGCGGAAGTGTGCCAGCCAGTAACTTTTATCCCAGCTTCTTTGTAGTGTTCTGAAACTTGCCGATTTGAATAAGGGGGGTCTAATAAAATTCCGTCTGCTGAATTGTCTGGTTGCATTTTCAGAAATTCAATGGCATCTAAATGATAGTCTGCTTTATTATCTGGGTTCAAATCGTTAGTAATCGTAGCTGGGCTGTTTTGTCCTGCAAAGGGGTCAATCCATAGTCCTTGGGTAACTTCTTCTTTTAGTAATTCCTTAATCGGTTTGATAGTAAAAGTCCATTTATTGGGCATAGCCCAAATGCGTTCCATTTTCAATTCTTCTGTATCTTCAAAGAATTTCTCTTTGTCTTTAACTTTCATACTTCTTTCCTATTTAATGTTTGTTCACTGTTATTATTTGGCATGGTTATTTGGATTGACCATAATCTGATAAATGAAACCATGCACCCGTTGAGTCAGATGCTACTTGTCCCGAACAATAACGGCATGAATAACTCGGTTGGAAACTATTGTTGCTTCCTAATCCTTGCGGATAACCCCAGCCTAATTTATCGTGTAGAAACTTTCTAATTGTGTTCATCTATTTCCCTTCGCTTAATAACTTACGGATAAAGTCTTTAGTGACATTACGGAGTTTTACATACCCTTGATAGTCAGGCGAATAGAACCAAGTACCAAATTCTTCCTCGAACCTTTCTTCCCAGCTCGGCTTTACTTCTTCCCCTAGAGCGTTATGAGCGTCTATCAAGACATTAAGAAGAACTTTGATATTGTGAGTATCGTACATACTAGGTTTAAGGCTTAGTTTTTCTATTTTCATATAATTTTTTCTTGGTTTGTAATTCTGAATTCTCTCAACTTCGCGATCAGGAGCTTTTTCTTTTCCTTTAGTTCTTTGACTCTGGAGAAGTTACCCTTTTGATTCTCGAAGTACATCATTCTCTTTACTCTGTGTATCAGACTCCGCATTTCCCTTGGTCTCATGGCTTTGGTTTTACTGTCCTTGATTTATATTTTCTATTAAAACTTTTAGTTCATCTACGTCCCGGATGATCCAATAGATTCCGCCAGATTCCTTTAGCCTAGTCTCATCTGCTTTTTGCCACTCGCTCTGCCGGCCAGTTTTACTCTTGGCTTCTATAGCTACAAATCGACCTTTGTAGCATAGAAGTATATCTGGTGTGCCGCGCTCTGCGCTTCGGTAGAAAGTCTTGCGCTCGGTCTGTATCAGTCCGGTATTGATCCTGTGAAAGTAAATGTTTTTATACTGCAGGAATCTCTTGATCTGAGCTAGCAGTATCGCTTCGGGTTTAGGCATTTGTCTGTGCTTTTAATTCTGACCACTTCACTCCGTCTTCCCGGACCGGGTCTAATCCAGTAAATTCTGCGTAGCGTTGTAGTATCACCGAAGCGTACTTTGGGTCCATCTCCATTCCATAACAGATGCGCCCGGCTTTCTCTGCGCTTATGAGCGTACTACCACTTCCTAGAAAGGTATCAAGTACTATCTGCTCAGCCATACTCGAGTTTGTTATAGCCTCGGTGACTAGAGCTATTGGCTTCATGGTTGGATGTAGGTCTGATCTGGTCGGTTTGTCATAGCGCCAGATGTCAGTTACCTGTTTTTTACGGATAACTTCACCTTCTTGCTGGCCTTTGAGTTTAACCTTGAAACCTTGGAATGAGATGGTTGTGTATTCACCATCAAACTCGGTTTTGATCTCTTTCAAGTCTTCCCATACGTTCCCGATATCCCTACGGTTGATGAAGTAGTGGTTCGATATTCCCTCGCGCCAACCGTAGAGCATTGGTTCGTACATATTCTGGTAGTCTGACCGGCTGAGCGTGAAGTGATTTTTTACCCAAATGATAAAGCTCTGGAAGTGTCCTAGAGATTCTTCAAATACTTTCTTAAGAGTTTCTATCTCCTTGCTCGACATGCAGATATAAATTCCGCCGTCTGTAAATTCAATAATGTTTTGTACCGCTGCTCGGAGGAAATCTTGGAACTCTTTTTTGCCCATGCTATCGTTCATGATTCCTTGGCGATAATTCTGCCCAGTCTCATTCATACCGCCTTCGTAGTTGATGTTGTACGGCGGATCAGTGAAGCACATATTTGCGTGTTTGCCATCCATCAGGCGTTCTACGTTCTCGCGGATCAGTGAGTCGCCTATCAGTAGGCGGTGTTTTCCCAGT